TTGACTACTAGCCATAAGTGTATCATAGTCATACACATAGTCTAAATCAATATGTGGAACAGGTCCTGAATTTGGAAATAGATTTAATAAATCTATATGATTAGCGTGCGTAAAGTTTTGTGCTGTATTTATAAGAGTAGAATGATCTGCTACAGCAGGAAGAATTCCATATAAACGATTTGCGGGTGACGCTAATTGTCTAGTAATATTCATTGCTCTTGGAGGATTGTAGTCGTCTGTCCAGTATACTATTACCTCATCTTTACTGTTAACTTTATAAGTTCCTTGTATAGGATGTTTTAAGCTAAAATTTAAATTGTGTATATTTTGATTAGGGTTGTATATAGAGGTTGCTACTTCTGTAGCTTCATCAAATAAAACTATTCTATGTACAGGGTTTGCAACAAAATCTTGAGTTGTAAATAGTATAACCTTGTTATTGTTAATTTCTATATAGCCTACAACTTTAGTATCTTGTTGGTTGTTGATATTATCTACATATTCAGTACCACCCTCATTAGAAAGAGAGCCCTCCTTGTCCTGAACTATAAGATTTTTGGCATACCTCCAAGAACCTTTAGGTTGATCTATGTGGGCTGTATCTTTAAATAGCCCTCGTAAAAATCTTTTATCGTCTGCCATTATCCTCTATATAAATCTTCTCTTGTGTTTAAATGCTCAAATGTTACGTCGTGTCTGTTAATATTTGGTATAAGTCTAACCCACTGATTCATGTAAGACTCATACTTATCTATATCTGGGAAGTTTGCTGCATTTCTTGCTTGCGTACAATAGTACTTCCACTTGTCATCTGCAAATGTGTAATTAATCCCATTTCTTTTTGTCTCTGGCGGAGC